GGCCAAAGTGTTCAAATACTTTGACATAATTAAGCATACTTGCTTTGCCTTTAGTTCTAGCTTCGTATCCAGTAGGAAGTCCAATTTTTTCCTTTTTAATTTCTGTTAGCTTCCCAAAAAAATCAATAACGCCCGGTGTAACTTTTCTAGTTGGTTGTAAGTCTACTATTCCTTTAAAATTATTGGCGTAAGCATCAATCATTCGCCTAATAATAACACGGAACGGATCATCTGGATCATCAATACCAAGAATAAACCCAACTTCTTTTGATAGCTTATTAGCCATGCCTAGTACCCAAACACAATATCACGAGGTGCAGGGGCAGTATCCTTGACCCTGTGCGCCCATGAATCGTAGTTAATGTTATTGATCTGTCGTGTCATACACATATACCTTAGAGCATCGTATGCGTGATCTTCTGCTTTTGTATCGACATCCTCGCTGTTCGTGCGAGAAAGCGGAAGAGAAGGAAGGGTACGAATTAAATTGCCACAAGTAGAGAAGATACGAAGGTGTGGCTCTTCTGTATCCTTATCAAACTGTAGCCGCTTATGAATCTGAAGCTTTCCGGCCATCCTATCTGAGTTAGAAGGCATCCAACGTATGCCCCGCTCAATCATTGTCTGAGCTACAGAAGGTGCCCCTGCTACTCTGTTCCAGCAGGATTTGTCAAGGACTGAGGTGTACATTGGGGGGTCAAAAGCTTCTGCTTCATGTATACTATCGGCCAAATCATCAGCCGTAAGGCGCGTTGAATACAGTTCACGATAAATCCATATGTTTCCATCGTGATCCACAGCGCCCCAAAGTACACAAGAGGGGCTACTAAAACCATAGTCAGCAGCACGAAAGCGGGGCCATCCACTAGGTATCTCAAACGGGTCGCATACATGTCGGTATCTATTAAATTCCGAAAACGCCGCGCCTTCTGCAACATCCCAATCTCCATCAAGTAATCTACGTCGTTCTACCTCTGGGAGCGAAAGAAGCATCGCCTCATATTCACCAGAAGCCATAAGGTATGGGTTGTCGGTTAGCCTTGCCGGAATAAACTTCCGGTAAAACAGAGGCTGACCGGCTTTCTTGTGATTTGGCGGGTAAAGCAGCGGTTCGCCAGAATCAATGTCAGCAGCAGGAAATGGTCTGTTTGGTTCATTCCGATCAATGAACATCTTCTTGATCCACCAGCCACCAACACCACCGGGGTTAGCAGAGGCTCTCATGTACGTTTCAATGGATAGGTCTGTTGTACGGAGCCTAGAACGAAGATAATCCCACACATAGGGTGTAGGATAGTGGCCTAGCTCATCGACACCAATCCATGAGAACGCCTGTCCTTGGTATCGTGTTACGTCTTGGTCCCTATCAACGTAGGACATTAGAAGTGTGGCCCCACTCGGAAAGACCCAAAGGTTCTTACTTTCACGAAAGTGTGCCCGTGGAAAGGCTTTAGGGTAGAGCTTCTTGGACTGATCTATCAGTTCTGCAAGCTCGCCCAAGGTACGGCGCAATAGAAGGCCCCGGAAGTTACCATTATCTGCATAGCGTAGGGGATCAACTAGCAGAGCGTAACTCTTGCCACCACCGGCAGCGCCCCCGTACATAACTTCTTTTTCGGGTGCAGCTAGAAACTCGGTTTGTGGGCCGGGATTAGGTGAAAAGACTAACTCTCTGTCACCTTGTTCAAGGGCTTCCTGTACGTCTTTAGGTATGGAGGCTAGGAAGTCCGTATCTGTTACACCACCATTCTCTAACAGATCAATTGTCTTAGTGTGGGTTTTCTTCTTCTTTTCTGCGTTATCTTTGACTCTTTGAGCGGCAAGCTTTTTCTTTTCTGCTTCGCGAAGTCGCCGCTTCGCTAGTCTCTTGGCTTGCTCGACACGACTGACGTTGTAGGCTCCCTTTTCACCGGGAGCTAGCTTAGGTCGCGCCATCGGTATTTTGTGGTGTTACGTCTAGCATTGGTTTCTTACCCGGTAACAGCACAATTCCGTGCCTTATATCGCCTGTTATTTCCATTTGTTGGCGTTTTGTAATACCAACCCTATCAAGCACATCTCCAGCAGCTTTATAGCGCAGTTCTAGGCGATTAACGGGTACATCAATGTTATTACCAAGATTCATAGTATCTACAATGTTCTGTGCCGCTTCTACGGCAGCGCCGTTTAACATTAAACGTGTACGCTCTTGTATTTCCTCTTTTAGAGAAGACAGAACATCTCTGCGGCTGTTTGGACTGTAGCCAGCCTCTGCCATTGCCGCTGGGATGTCACCTCGGTTAGAAAACAAGACACTCAGGAAAGTCTCCTGTTTCTCTGTCAAGTTCTTTTTTAGTAAACCTTGGCTCATAAGTGTTATCTTAGCTTTATTGTTAAATTACTTGGATAGCGCAGAACCTGTTAGTATAGCTCCAAACGCTAGGTGGAACAAACCACCCCCCATTAAAGTAAAAGGATTGTGCTGTCCTGTTAGTGCTTTCATAAGCTCCATCTGAACCATAGGTTCTGGAGTGTTATTAATGATTTCCATGAACAGACTAATGTCTGGTCGGTTTAAACCGTACCAAATGGGTACAAACAGAAAATCATAGAAGCAAATTAGCAGGTACATTGACAATGCGGCCCACCGCCATGTCATAGTTGCCTTTTCGTGGGCGTTTAGAGCCACTGTTAACTAGAGGCACGGAGGAACGCATTTTGCATTACTCGTCACAAAGATTATAACGCCAGCAGCTATTGCCACCAGTGCCATCAGTATGATTACTTTTTTAGTTGTCATGGAGTTTCCTATGTAACAGATTTACTACAAAACAAATGATGCAAGAACAATTACTGCTAATATAGTCAGTATGCATGATTTTGCGGTTGGAATAGCGTTTCCTACTGTAAATGTATGATTTGGCCTCTATAGAAAGAGGCTTCTTGTTGCCCTACTAAGTTTGCTGATGCAAAAACAATAGAATGTATTTCTGCTTCAACCTCATTCTCCCAGAATCTTAGGAAAGTAGAGAACTCAGGGTATTCTGGGGCAATATCATACTTTTGAATAATGAACTCTTGCAACAATGCAGGGAAATCTGGAAATCTGTAGAAGATATGCGCTGTTGTCAAGGTATAATCAGGTATTCTACTTACGGAACTCACTGTAAAATTTCCAATTTGTGCTGTTATTTGGGGAAATACTGAGTGTGCGTAAGCAGAAATACTAGTACATATATTATATACTAGTATAACGCTGTGGGGAGTTTTGTCAAGTAAAAAATAACATAAATGCAACAAAACTAAAAAAAATTTTATAAAACAAAGATTCTGCTTGACAGAACCGCTCTCAGGGTGTATAATAGTATTATGTTTGCCGCGAGGTAAACATACCTTACTACATTAAGAACAGCTCAAACCCCTTCATTGGGGTTTTTTATTGTCAGCCGTACTAAAAAACAGCTCAAAATTCAAAACAGTTTAAAAAATACAATTTCGAGGGGCTGGGTGTATATATATATACAGGGGGTGTGGTGGCCCTAGCATAGGGGGGTCTAAATTATCCTTATTTATCAATGACTTACAAAGTAGAATATCGGCAGAAGTTTGTCGCATAATATATATTAAGGAAAGCGGATTTTTGAGGCGTATCAAGGGTTTCAGAAGGGGTATATCGAGCCTGATTTTGGGCTGTTATGTAGCCCCCCCGGTGGCCCTTCTTAAAATTGCTTTAACGCGCACACGCGCGCGCCCTTATGTATACTTACAAAATCCCCCCGCAGATTTGATTTGCAAATAATCCAGCCCGGTCAGTCGGTTGAGTGCTTATCGATAGTTATTGAGAACAGCACAAAAACAGCACAAAAAAAGCCCCAGACAATGCCGGGGCCTAGTTTGAAGGGTGGTTGTTAACTAGCTGTGGGTGTACCCATCAGGCTCTATACCCAGCCACATGCCCTGCCATTTGACCATAAGGCACCCCAGCCCCTGTGATACTTGTTGGCGGCGGAAGGTAAGATATGTTTGCAACCCGTACCCATTGCTACGGTATTCGGGTGTGAGTTCACTGGACGTGCCGCGCAGCCAGACGCTGTGAAGCGCAGCCTTTTGTGCTTTGGTGATCATGCGTGCACGCTGGCGTCATGCCGGTTGAACCGTTTCCCATCATATGATGGTCGCCGTTGGGCGCGTTGTTTTACGGCAAGGTCACGGCACCGCTCGTAATAATCAATAGTTGCGTCCTCAAGGGCGCTAAAATAGCTTTCCTTTGAATAGCGGTAGTAGGGAGTGTAGCCATTTTTTATGACCAATTCCGCCCACACAGTCACAAACGGATACCAATCGACATCGTGCGCTTGATCGTGTTGCATTAGAACATAATGCCCCTTTTGTGACCGCCCGCGTTCTAGAATGGTGTACTCGTGCATATCGATTTTCATTTGATTAACTCCAGTTGATATTAACAACAGCCCAATTCTGGCATAGGTCGCACACAAAAAAAAGCCCCCATTTCTGAGGGCCTAGTTCTCTCTGGGAGGTAGTTGGTAGTTAGGCGGCCATTGCCTCACTCGCGGCCATTGGGGATTGATTAAAAGCCAGCATGAAATCAGTCGCCCTTGCTGCCAAGGTCTCGCGTTCTTGCCGGGAACGGTCGCAGATATTGTCCAGCGTTTCGGTGCCGGTGCCCCGTGCGGCGTAATCCGTTAGGACTTCATGCACGTCGAACCACGAGCTATCTTTGATCGCAAAGTGTTCTTCGGTTTTGGCGTGGAGGTGGTCGGCAAGTGCGCGGTTCTGTTTGCTCTTGCCCAACAATGCACGAAAGAAATGAAGTGTATCAGCTCCAGCCATCACGGGCAGGGTGGCAAGCTCTTGCAAGGTTTGGACTGTGGTTTCGTAAATGCCCAAGGCATTCTTGGTTGCGTCCAGAAGTTTGCCGTAGCGCTTTTGCTCCTGATAGGCCATGTCCTCGCGGTCCTCTGCCGTGATCGACTTCCGGGGTCGGCCACGATGGATTGCGCGGATTGATAGAACGTCCTCACCACGGGTGCAGGTGTTGGCACATAGCCACTCGTAGAAACCGGCCTTCAATTGATACGCACCACCAACACAACTATCCCACTCGGCGATGCGGAAGGCGATCTCATCACCACCATCACGGATGGACTTGGAGTGCGCTGGCAAGACTACCTGCCGGAAGCTCGACGCGCCGTTGTCCTTCCAGTCGTATGACACAAGCTTGCCGGTGGTGTTCAATACGCTGTCC